GATTTGTCAGCTTTCTTTGCAAGTGATTTACCAGCACCTTCGTACATATCTTTATACTTCTTAGTGTGTTTCGAAGGTTTGGTATCTGCATTATGGTCGCCAGGTGCAGGGCCGTCTTTCTTCTGTGCAAAATGAGCTGCACGTTTTTGTTTAGTAGACTTAGACATTTCGTCACCATCAGCATCCTTTGCGTAATACTTAGATGGTTGAGTACCTTTACGGTCTTCAATATCTTTGTCTTGTTTGACTTTTCTTTCGTTAAGTATAGAGTCTAATATGTCCATAGTACTATTTATCGTTTTTTAGCATCTAATTCTGCTTGTTTCCAGTTGAGGGCTTGTTTGTTACTAGGGAATGAACCACTCCAACCTAGAAGTTTTGTGTATAGTTTGAGAGATTTCTTTTCTAAAGATTTAAGGTCTTCATCATTTGTAATCTCTACATAATCTCTACCAAATATCTTTTTCAATGCATCTGCATTTTTTCTAGATTTATCCCAGTCTTGTTTAACTATTTCTTTGGGTAATTTTCTAGGTCTCATTTCGTTTCTTTTTTGTGCGTTGTCTAATGATGCACTGACAAATAACATCTTAGACTCATATCCTAGTGCATCCAATGATTTCTTATATTTTTGTATTTTAGATATGTTTGCACTAGTAGTATCAAATATCATTCCAAGTCTACCACCAATATAGTTGTTCATATTCTTTGTAGTGATATTCTTTGCTTTTGCACGGATAGGGTCAACTTTATCAAAGTCTGCACCACGTAAATCAAGTGACATTCCTGCCTTCTTTAATCCATTTTCAAAAGCTGCATCTGTATTAACTAACTTTAAACCAAGTGCTTTTAGTGATAACTTTTGTACCACTGTTGACTTACCACTTCCAGGCCCACCACTAAAGAACACTGCTTTGAATGTACCTTGGTCATAGACTCCTTCATTGATTAAATCTTCAATCATATAATCGGGTAGTGTGGATTCTACGATACCCATTCCTTTACGGATATCTTTGTATAGTTGTTCTACATCTTTTTTATTTCTAGATGGAACACCTTGTGCAAATGCTTTAAAGTCACCAACTTCTGCAAGAGCTCTTAACTTAGATGCACTCATTCCACTTAGGTCATCTGCATCGGGGTCTCTCTCTCCTGCTGATACAATTTGTATATCATCAAATTTGTAGTAGCCGTGTCTTGCTTTTACTCCGTTGTATTTCTTGAGTAACATTTCGAACTCTTTGATTCTATCTGAACCAACTACCATCTTTACACGTTTAAAATTTTGTCTATGTAATTCATTTGCAATCTCGAATACAGTACGTGCTTGTACGTCTGCAACTATCTTACCAAAGAACTTCTTAAGATATCTTACTTTGAGTTTATGGTCTAATGGATTTTTCTTTTTGTCGTTTGAATGAGATGAGAAAAGCATTGGTTGATAACCACCGCTGGTTTCTTTTTTAAGCTTGTCTACTAATTTTGCATGACCTGTTGTGGGTGGATTGAATCTACCGAATGTAAATACAACACCCTTGTCTTTTGCTTCTGTTAAAAATTTACCGAATTGTTTCATTACTTATCCCAATTTTTGATTGCAGTGAAGTTGTTAAATGCAAATTCCATACGGTCTACAAGTTTAACAGCTTTACCTGTTCTGTCGATTGCAACGTAACCTTCGGGGTTAACTGCTTCGAATCCGTTTGCAGTCTTTTTGAATGTTCCGATACTCTTTACTCTATTTAGGGCAACAATAATAATCTGTTTTGCAACTACCAAGTGACCCATGAAACTAGTAAGATTAGTAATAAACTTTTTAAGACCTCTAAGTTCTCTTGAAAGGTCTTCACCAATCTCTGTTTTAATTAATTTGTGTTTCTCTGTTTTAACACCACCAACAACTTTATCTTTCCAATATCCTTCAAAGTGTTTAATGTACCCATCGAATGATGGATTGAACTTACCTTGTCTGATTAATGAGTTACAGTAAGTCTTATAGGATGCACCAGCACCTTTCTTTGTGATAGTCATCTGTATATCTTGAAACTTCTGTAAGTCTTTCCTAGTAATACCATGGAAAGCTTTACCTGTTGCAGTCAACTCTTGTGTTAGTTTGAGAGTCTCCTTTGAAGTCATTGAACTATTACCACTGACATCTTTGTATGATGCATCATCTATCCATACATCACTACTAGAACCTAATTTAGATATGTTTGCACCAAATGATGCACTCAATCCTTCTATAGTACTACCCTCGTATGTGGTGTGGAATACAATGCCCATCTTAGAACCTGCTATAACTTTACCAAGGTTTGAGGATTCATCCACTGCATATAAAATTGTGTTTGGTTGAAATGTTATGAATGATTTACCATCTATCTTTTGTGTTTTCTTATCGTTTGTATACATCAAGTCACCTTGCATGACATTTGACCAAGATAGTTTAGATAGATATTTGAATGATGTTAAGAATTTCTCTTTGAGTTGTCCACTTAGTTCTTCTGCATTTTTTATATCATGTTCAGAAGTGTAGAACAATGGTGTCTTATTGAATAATGATTTCTTTGCAACAAAGAATTGACCAGTCTCGGGGTGTTTTCCACAGAAAATAGCAGGAGCTCCATCCCATTTAACAGTCATGTTTACAGAACTAGAAGAATTACCCTTCATCATGTCTCTTAGACCTTGAAGAAAGTTAATTGCACCACGACCACCATCAATTCCTTGATTGATGATTTCGTCTTCTAAATGTTCTAAATGTAGATTTTTTGCACTCATAATAGATATTATACACCAAAATGGTGTCCTTGTCTACTATTTATGCATTTTTTAGCTGTCTGCTAGGGTTGTATCACCAGCATCGATTCTTGCTTGGATGTGAGCCATGTCTGTTGTATAAGAATCTATTGAACCTTGAATGGTTGCAACCATTTCTGAATTATATTGAAAGTCACCTGCTGGAGAACCGTTTTCTGTTCCTTGCATTTCTGCATACATATCTACAAAGTGTTGGTCTAATTCATTTTCGTTTACACCTTGTGCATTATGCCAAACTAAGAATGCTTTTCTACCAGCTCCTGTCCACTCTGCTGGAGATGTAGATGATTTAGATGCACCAGTGAAGTAAGTTTTGTCCACTCCATTATGCCAATCCAATTGGTCTTGTAATTTGGTTTTAGCTGCAGTTTGAACTGCAATTAGGTCTGTAAGTTCTGACATGTATAACTCCGTATGTATTTACTGAATTATTTATGTTTTGGAGAGCGGTGTCGAATGTAGTTTATCATCGATTTTATCGATTTTCTTTGATATTTTCTTAGAGGCGGTATCGTTATTCTCTCTTTTGGCTTCTCGGAGTTTCTTCTTCAATGCAATTTTTTCTTCAATTGCACTTATCACATCTGTCGATTTCAAGTTAGTAGTCATAATATAGTAGTATTTATAGCATCTATATATTATCCAGTAATAACAGTATCTTCAATTCTCATGATATCAGTTCCCTTTATTCTAATGTTACCCGATAATGTTATCCTAGGATTAGTACTTAAGTTTGGTGATACTGCATGATAGATGTGTGATGGAAAGAAGTATAGAGTTCCTTTACCTTTTAAAGGTGGTACATAATCTACTGAGGTTCCGTAAGCAAGTAAAAACTCTTTTAAACAAACTTCACTATTAGAAGCATGTCTGTTCTTAAATACAATATGTGAGTCTCCAGCTTGATGTATGTAACACCATGAGAAATCAGAAAACTTATCACCTTGATGGTCATGTGCATCTTGGAATCCATGTTCTTCATATACATTAATCCAAGGAACTTCTAACACACTTTTCAACATTTGATTTGGGCCTAGAGATTCTAGATAGTGTTGAAATTCATCAAATACAGTATCAGTTACAACATTGTAATCTACATTATTATTCTCTTCCACACCTTGTGATGTTTTACATTTACTGAATGTAAATTCTTCTTTACATAACTCATCAATGTCTATGGTTTTAAACCATTCATCTATACCGTCTGAATTTATTGTCACTGCTGTTATAGGGTGTCCCCATAACAAATCGTCAGACCTTAAACTCTGAGAAGTCTCTTCGTTGTCCATCATTTCTTCCTCTATCAAATACAGGAACATCATCATTCTCAACGGCTGAGTCAATGAGTTCTTCCTGTGCTTCTTGTTCACAGTCATAGAGTTTCATTCTACTTCTGTCTACACCAATGACAAACCTTTTAAATACGGTTGGGTCATTGTATCTATTCTTTAATTGTTTTACTACCATTTGGTCTAGTTCTTCTAGTTCATCGGATGTAATTAATGCAAACATAAAGTCTGCAGTCGCTGGTAATCCAAATGATTCTGAAGTATCTGTTAGTTCCACATCTGTAGAACCATAACCACTACGTGTTGTTTGTGTTGCACTCATGATTGGTACATCAAACTCTACTGCAAGTCCTCTGAGTTCCTCTGCAATACTCTTAACTAGAGTATAAGAGTTTGCACCAGCTCCTGGCTTGACTCTTGCACTTGCACAGATATTTAGGTAATCGATATAAATCATATCGGGTTTAAAATCTTTCTTGATATTCAACTCTTGAAGTAGATGTCTGAAGTGACCTACATGAGCTGATGCAGTTGGATATTCTTTTACAATAAGTTTACCTTGTGTCTTCTCTTTGATTTTATCAATCTTTTTATCAAACTGTTTCTTAGATAAGTCGGGTAAATCTTTCATAGGAATGTTCAATGTATTTGAATCAATCCTCTCTGCAATTCTTTCCTCTGACATTTCCAATGTAATGTAAAGTACATTCTTGTTCATCATTAAGTTTGCAGATGCCATATGACACATGAACAATGACTTACCAACACCAGTACCAGCAAGACATATGTTTAGAGTTTTGTTTGGTAATCCACCTTTGGTAACTTTGTTGAAATATTCTAAATCAAATGGAAGTTTCTCTTCTTCAGTGTGATAAAAATCAAATCTCTCATCTGAGTTTTCAATGAAATCGTGACCAATGTTAGTGTCAAACGATACAGATAAAGCTTCTTTTAAAAGGTCGGGTATTTCTCCAGTCGAACGTTGGGACTTTTTGTCGATGACTTCGATACTGTCCATGACTGCAATATAGATTGCTCTATCTTGACACCACTTTTCAGTTTCTTCCACCAACCAATCGATTGGTGTGTCTTCTTTGTCCTTACTAATACTATCTACAATAGTTTTTGCACTAGATAAAACACTGTCATTGAGTGACGAGTTGTTATCTAGATTTATGAGAAGTGCTTCCACTGTAGGTGGTTTAGTGTACTTGTCGAAATAGGAACCTACTTCGTTGAACACGGTCTTCTCGTCCGACTCGGAGAAATACTCTTCCTTAAGGAATGGTATTACCTTCCTTGCAAACTCTTCACTCTGAACTAGGTTGTTCAGTATCGTCTGTTCTAGTCTCACTGTTTCCATATTTGAAATATTCCTGTGCTTTCTCTTCGAGAAGTCCCATCACCTCGGGGGTAAAGTGTTTCTCGGGATTGTTATTAATTGTCTTACCGAATTCGGTTTTACCTGTAGGTAGTTTAACACGAGTTCCTTCTTTTGTAAAGACGCCAAATGCAAGTGCCATGTCTAATAGACCATAGTACCTATCCAATCCTTTCTCATAAGAAAGTCTAACATCCACTATTCTATTCTCAACTGTCAATCTTGACTTTGCATTCTTACAGTGGATTATATTTCCGATAACTTCTGTTCCATCTTTCTCTTTTTTCTTTGAAAGATAAATGATTGATGATGCAGCGTACTTGAGTCCACTACCACCACCCATTTCTTTCTGAGGGAACATAGAACCAATCACATCATATGTGTGGTTCGTAACTATCATAGGAACACCAACACGTCCTAGTTTAAGAGTCAATACTCTGAATGCACCTTTTACTACTTGGGCTCTCGTCATATCTTTTGTCTCTTTACCTTCTGCAGTGTCTTCAATTTCTTTAGTAGTTGATAACATACCAAGTGAATCTAAACACATCATCATAGGTGGACGTTTGGATTTTGGGGTTTCTGCATACTTATCTAGTATGCTGATTGCTTGATTTCTGAATTCTTGTACAGTAACAACTGGTACGATTACCATTCTATTGGAATCAATTCCTCTAGATTCAATCATATCTTTTGATATTGCTGACTCAGACTCAAAGTATATAACTGCAGAATCGGGATTATCAGATAGGAATTGTTTTACCATGCCTAATGCAAAGTAAGTTTTACCTGTTGCTGATTCTCCTGCGATTGCAGTAATTTTGTTGTCGGGAAGTCCACCGTATAGTGAACCACTTAATAATGCATTGAAAATGTGACTACCTGTGTCTACAAAGGTATCAACATCCCCAGCT